TTAAGTCTAATATAGCGCGAAGCTTGCAGGACGGGAACAGTCCTCAACGGATTTTGCGGCAGTTTGCCGTCAGGCCGGAACTTCGATGCTTCGGAAAGGGCCGGGGCCAAAGCGGTCCGAGGTTTGCGCCACATCAAGAGCAAACCCTCCGCTTGCACCAAACTGTGCCAACGTCGCGGCTGAAAGCAGACACTCTGCCGCGCTGACCCCGACCTCGCCCAGAATCTGATTTCCCTGCACGATCCGGACAACATAGGCCTCACGATCCTCGCCTAGTGGTATCTCAGTCGATTGCCAGCTGTCCGCATCAATCCGCCCACGTCGAACCCACCGTCCCGCGACGTCTCCGTTCGGAAGGCGGCGAGCGGTAAGATGCGCCACCGGATAGGGCCGAAGTCCCACCCCGTCAAAAGCCTCGACCCGCAGGACGGTGTTCGGATCCGCATAGCCCCGGGCTGAGGCGCCGATCCGGTAATACCGCGCAAGTCCCCGCACCGAAAGTGGGAGGTCGATTTGCTGGACCGTGCGGTCCAGAAACACCACCCGGGACCCCACAGGCCAGTTTGGCGGCATAATCCCGTCCGTGCCCTGCTGACCCCTTAACCGAAAGCTAAGGTCATAGGTAAAGGGCGCCACCAACACCGCATCGACGTATTGGAACACTTCCCAGGTGCGCCCATCCCCTGCGCCGATGGCCGCCACATTCGCGCCGTTCAGAACGGCCTCCATAGTCGCACTCGACAAGGCGCCGACCGTCAGGCGTACTCGCAACGGTGCTCCGCGATCCAGTAACCCGGGCCGCGCAGCATCGAGCGGGGTTTCCGTCAATCCCATCAACGCCGGCGCCGCAATCACCCGGTTCACTTCGTAGCCCGCATCACTGCTGGCCGCCCAGACGGTGGCAGATCCCGGCCATGGTTGCGCCGCGATGGCGACATGCGGCGCGTGCGGCACCTCGGTCCCGGTAAGCAATGGCAGGTCGAGAAACACCGGAAAGACCGGCACCGGCGCCACGAAGGGCCGCACGGGAAGCGGCGTATCCTCCGCCTCGACTGCGCTGTAGATACCCGGCTCTACCCGAACGGCATCGACCAGATGGCTCTCGCCCAGCTCTAACCGGTCGATCCGATACCGCGCATCCCCGATCTCCACCACATCCCCTGCACCAAGCGCAAGGCGTGATCGGGGCAGCGCAAAGCGCGCAGTATCGCGTGCAACGCGCGCCTCAGCCAGCCAGCGCTCGGCCACGGACCGGGCTTCCGATGGCAAAAGAACCATCGGCAGCTCACTTTGCGAGACACGCAGCGACGTCTCATCCGGAAAGCTGGCTTCGGCAAAGCGCAGGTCATACTGCCCTTCCGCTCCAACGAACCCGACGCGAACCCGTCCGGAAACCTCCGCCTCCGGCTCCCGGATCGCTTCTATGGCGCCCGCGACATCGTCGGTCAGCGCCATCTGCCCCGCCTCCAGCACCACGATCGCCTCCCCCGTCCTGGGGGAAAAGCGCAAGACTCCGTCCCGCTCGTTCGCATCAAAGCCGTAGGCCAGCATCAAGGGCTGCAGCGCCGCGCGCACAGTGCCCACCTCGGGCAACGCATAGCCGCGAACCACGCCATAAAGACGCGACACATCTACCGCTCCCTGACCCACCTCGGCACAAATCTCCGCTACCACTGCGGCAAGTGACTGATTAGTGATCCGCCCGTTGATCCAGTGACCACGGCCAAAGTTCTCGCCATCCCCCCAGACGCTGATCTGCGCGGGAAAATCCGGAAAGGGCCGGGTGTCCCAGGACCAGACAAAGGCATGCCCCATATCCACCATCGGCGCGCCGGTCACGCGCGACGCCGGGTTGTTTGCTGCATCCGAGAAGAAATCCTGATAGGCTCGCAGATACTGCATCTGGATCAGGTCGTCACGCCGCCCGGTAGAGGCGCGCGGCAGAGACGACTCCGACGACTTCGGATCGAGAAAGACGTTGGGCTGGTTTGTCCCTTTATCGACCGCGCCGCAGCCATATTCGGTAAAGCGAAAGGGCTTCGACTCCGGCACCCACGTCGTAGGCACCAGCCCGCGCACACCACCCACCCGGTTGAAATGCTGGTTCGACCACCAGCTTTTCAGGTCCTTGTTACGAAACACCCAAGGTTCGCCATAAGCCCCATCCGTGATGGGGATGCGCCGTTGCGCAACTGCCGCTTGGGCGCTGTCGTAGTACCAATCGAACCCCTCACCGCCCGCAATGTTCGCCTTGAGGTAGTCGAGGTTGTAGATCGTGCCCCAGGCCTCATCCGCATGGCCCGGCTCGTCCCGCCAATCCGAAAGCGGCACGTAATTGTCGATCCCCACAAAGTCGATGTTGGCGTCCGCCCACAGCGGATCGAGGTGGAAATAAAGATCGGCACCCACATGGTAGCCAAAATACTCTGACCAATCAGCCGCATAGCTGATCTTGACTCCGACCCCGAGGATACCCCGCACGTCCGCCGCAAGCTGTCGCAAAGCCTCCACCGCGGGAAAGCTGTTCGCCGCCCCGCGAATTTGCGTCAGCGACCGCAGTTCTGATCCGATGCAGAAGGATTCCACCCCGCCCGCCAGCGCGCAGAGGTGGGCATAGTGCAGGATGAAACGCCGGTAGGACCATTGCGCGGGGCCGGAATAAGCAATCAGCCCACCCGACACCGAGAAATCCGAAACTGCTGCCGTCCCGAAGAACGCGGCCACCTGTGCCGCCGCAGCTGCCGTCCCATCCACGCTTCCTTGCCGTCCGGGTGCCACGGCCAGCGAGATCCGACCACGCCAAGGCAATGCAGGTTGGCCCGCAATTCCCGTCCAGGGGTCGGGAAGGCTGTTGCCCACCAGCTGCTCCATCAGCAGGAAGGGGTAGAACATCACGTCCTTGCCCGCAGCCTTCAGTGTAGCCATCGCCTCCAGCACCGCCGCATCTGCAGGCGTGCCACCATATATCGACCGGCCCGCAACGCGCGGCACCTCCTGCGCTTGTGCGCGCGTGATCCCCCCCGCACGCCAGGGCATCCCCGCCCCCTCGAACGCCGCATCCTCCACCTTCGGCTGCGTGAGGCAACTGCCACAGCGCAGATCGTCTCCAAACCACGAAACCACCAGCGCCACCGCCGCGCACCGCGGCGCCTGCGTCTCCAGCTGTTGCAATGAAGTGGCAAAGTCCGTCAGCCCAGAGGGGGAATGCACATTGGCCGAAAGATAGACCCCCGCGTCCTTCTGATAATGCACCGGAGTTGTCGCGAGTCCGTATTCCCCTGTCCCGGGGATCAATGCGACACCCCGCACCGCATCGACCAGGTCCGCGCCCGCATGTGGCGCCGCACGGCGGATTACTTCGAAAGTGAATTGCGGGACGCGGTTGCCATAGGGGGTAAGGTCCAGATCCTCGATCATCACATAGGCAAGTCCGCGATAGGCAGGCGCAAGCCCCGGGCCTTCGATTGCAGCAATCTTGGGGTCCGGCAATTGCGTCTCACTGCCGGTGTAGACGCGCAGGGCCAAGTCCGACGGCGCAATTTCAGCGCCATCCGCCCAAACCCGGCCCAGCCCCAGAATCTCGCCCCGGCACAGCGCCACGGCCAGGCTCACCGAATAGCTGTATTGGCTGACCCCCGGCTTCGCCGTGCCCTTGCCGCCCCCAGTCCGTGTCACGTCTTCAAGAAACTGCGTGGCCCAGATCACCTGCCCCGCCACCCGCATCCGTCCCCAGATCCGGGTAATCGCATCGCCCTCTCCGGCTCCGGTCAATTGCAGGCGGTTGACCCGGCCCACCTCGACCGGCTCAGATCCTGCACCCAAGATGCGCTGGTCCAGCACACGCCCGACCGTGGCACCCACAGCGCGTCCGATCACGGCCCCCGAAAGCCCCAGCACCGTCCCGCCAAAGCCCGAGCCTAGGGCCGTGCCCGCGGCAGATAGCAGCAAGGTTGCCATTCACATCACTCCAATAGGGAAGGCGAAACGCGCCACGATCCGTCGCGACCACGGCGCAGAAAGCGGGCTTTCCATCACGGAATGTCCGCTATAGGCGTGAATGAACATCGGTTGAGCCCCACAATCGGACTGGATGCCCAGGTGCTTGGCGACGAACCCCGCACGCATCCGGAACAATAGCACGTCTCCCGGAGTGGGATCCGCAAGCGGTTTGGTCACCAGCCACTCCCGCGCCGCAGCCAGAAGCGGCTCGCCACGATCAGACTCGGCCCAATCGGCAGTATAAGCAGGGACCGGCGCGGGCTCCCGCCCGACCACCTCCCGCCAGACACCGCGGATCAGGCCCAGACAATCTGCCCCCGCCCCCCGGCAATGCGCCTGATGCACATAAGGCGTGCCGATCCAGCCGCGCGCCGTCGCAACCACGCTCATTGCGAACCGCCAAAAAGGCTGCCACCCGTATAAGCGCCCGAACCGCGCGGATAGCTGGAAAGCCAGTCATCCCCCGGCAGATGCGGAAAGCCGCGAAAATTGAGGAAGTTGGCAAACTTCGTCCGACAGCTGGCGGCCCGCTTGTCGCAACCCGCCTCGATACGGACCTGGTCGCCGGGTGCCACCTCACTACGGATAGACTGCCACAACTCTATCCGTCGCCCTGCGCCGACCGTCACATCCCGCTTGACCTGGCCCACAATGCCGGCAGACGCGCCACTCAGCACCACCAATCGCCCCCGCTCGAACCAACGGTCGTCGAACCCGGCGAGTTCGGCAAAATCGAACCGCTGTGCCCCGGTCACCTTCTCCACCACCCGCTCGATGAAATAGCCGGATTGTATCAAGTCGAACCCGCAACGCTCGTCGCCAAGTGTGGCGGCGCAGGTTCGCAAGTATGCAGCACCCTGCGTCTGGTTCAGGCTTTCCGTCAGGCCCCGCAACTCGGCGGTAAAGGCCCCTTCCGCCCGGCTCACCTCTCCCACAGTGCCACGGAACTGCATCACCCGCTGGTCCGGCGCGGCCCAGTTCACCAGCCATGCCTCAACCTCTGCGCCGTCATAGCGTCCGGCCATAAGATCGGCTTCGGTCACCGCCTCGGCATTCAGTGCGCCCAGCACCTCGGTGTTGTCGACCGCAAGCCCGGTCGTCTGCTGCAACGCCCGTGTCGTCAGGCCACTGTCGGGCAGATAGATCACCCCTCCCAGCACCAGCGCGCGGTCATGGTCGGTGAACCCCAGCGTCACCCCATCCACCCGCCGCACAAGCCAGGCCCGGCAGGTCGTTGTGGCGCCGGTACGCAGATGGTCAAACAGCGCCGCACTCACAGCCGCACCTCAACCACCGGCACCGACGGCACCTCCCCCGCCTGAAACGACGCAAGCGAGGTCTGAATGCGGTCGGTATCGAACCGAACCGGCACATCGAACTCGAAGCCCGCCGTCACCCGCGTTCCCAGATCCGGCGGCACGTCAAAGGTCAGAACGCCCGTATCAAGGATTACCCCGAACTCCAGCCCAAAGACTTTCGGGTCCGACGCCACCGCCGCGCTGACCGTACCGGACACCACCTTTCTGATGGTGCGAACATAGGTGTCCTCGCCCGAGACATAGGTCTTCGCCAGCTGAAACTCGCGCGTCACCCCATCCCCGATCCCGAGGAACTGATCCTCCGGCCCCGGTTCCTGCGTGATCGAGGAGGACCGGTAATCTGCCCAATCCTTCCAGCGAAACCCATGCAATTGTCCCCGCCGCGCCTCAAAGAACGCAATCGTCAGCTCCACATCTGCAATGCTGCGCAAACCGAGCCCCGCGTCATAGCGGTGCCGCGACTGCGCCCACGGGCTGTTGCGCTCTTCGAACCCGTTCACCAAGGTGACGATCTCGGTACGCCGTTCCGGCCCCCCCACAGACCCGAAGGACAGGTTCGCGGGGAATCTGATCTCGTGAAATGCCATCTGCCCGCCCTCACCGGTTCCGCTGTCCACGCGCCAGTGCCCGCGCCGCATGTGCGGCGATCTGGCTCTGGCTGCGTTGAAATCCCTGCACATCGGGAGTTGCGATGTTCATCACCACAGTGACGGCCCGACCACCCCCTGCCGTCAGCACGCCGAGCCGACCGTCCGGGCCACGCGCCAGCGGCATGATCGCCTCCGGACCCGCCTCTCCCATCAGCCCCCGTCCGCCTCGCATCGGAAAGCTCGTCGGCCCCGAAACCACGCCCCCCTTCGCGAAGGGCATCACCCGGCCTTGCGCGAAACTTTCACCCCTCTCGAAGGGCAACAACCCGGACAGAAGCGTGTTGACCCCACCGGCCAGAAACCCGCCAAAGGCGTTCTGCACCGGCTTCAGCGCCACGTTGTAAACCTGATCCGACATCGACTTCGCCACCATCCGCAGCGCGTCGCTCAGCTTCGCCCCGTCAAAGACCAGCCCTTCAAACGCCCGCCGCAAGCCCCCCCCGATGCCCGAGGCGAGCGTATTCACCTCGCGCCCGGTAAACAGCATCGTCTCCTGCATCCGCGCCAACTCTCCGTCAAAGGCCGCGACCACGGCGGCCGAGGCGCCCAGCTGCACCTCCAGCACCGCCAGCTGGTCCTGCAATGTCTCGAATTCCGACATATCCATCTCCCGCCCCTGCATCAGGAAAGGACGCGGCCAGTTCTGCCAGCCGCGCCCGCGTCAAGGGCTGGCTCTGCGCCTCCAGCCCCAGCATCATCCGCAATTCCACCGGACTCAGCCGCCAGAATGCTTCGGGCTGAAGGCCAAGGCCCCCGATCCCTGCCCGCATCAGACCCTGCCAGTCGATCCCGCTCATTCCTCGCGCGGCAGCGCAAAGGCCCGCGCCAGCAGTTCCGCCGCCACCCGCGCCGCCTCCAGCGTCCCGCCCCCGATCTCAACTGTCCGAAGATCGGCCGCCGTACCCTTCCAGCCGCCACCGCGCAGTCCCGCGACAATCAGCGCGAGCACGTCGCGGGTTGAAAACCGCCCTTGCTCGAACCTCTCCACCAGGTCGAACAGCGACCCCGTCTCCAGCGCCGCCTCCATTTCCGCCAACGTGCCCAGAGTCAGCTTCGCCATATGCGGCGTGCCATTCAGCCGGATCTCCACCTCGCCCGCCCAGGGATTTGCCATCAAGGAGTTCCCCATCAGATCGCCGTGAACCTCAGCAGCCCTGCCGAGGCGAGCGACAACTCATATGTCGCCTCGCCGTTGTGACTGCCCGCATACTCGATAGCGGTGATCTGGAACGCCCCCTCAATGACCCCGAAACTGGGGATGATCACCTGAAACAGCGGCACCTCCCCGTCAAAAAAGATCTGTCGTGCCCGTTCATCCGTGTTGGCATCACGAAACACGCCGGAGCCCGAGATTTCCGCCGACCGCACCCCAGCCCCGGCCAAAAGCTCGCGCCATCCGCCCGGGCTTTCCAGCGACGTGACTTCGACCTGCTCGGCGTTAAAGCTGATACGGCTTGCCCGCAGCCCTGCGATGGTTACGAACTGCCCGTCGCCGGTCAAATCCACCTTGATCAACAGATCCTTGCCGTTCTGCACAGCCATTGTCGTTCTCCGATCTGATTGTTAGCGGCCCCTCGGCCAATGTCCGCAGCGAAACCTTCGGCGCTACAGCTCCACTCTTGCGCGGAAGGTCATGTCGACCCGCCGCAGGTCGCCATCCCTCGACCGTTTCGCATCGGCCCGAAGAAACTGCAGCGCGACCAGATTGCCCCGCGACATGGTCAACGCCGCGTCACCCAGTAGATCGGCAATCTTCACCGCGATGGTCTTGGCCGCGAGGAACCCTTCGGTGTCGGCAATGACGCTGATCACCATCCTGTGCTCGGCCCCTGCGCCCGACACATCGGACTTGTCTGTCGCCTGCTCTGGCCCGATCAGCACAAAAGTGCCGGTGCCACTGGGTGGGACGGCATCAAAAATGTCCACCCCGACCAATTCCGGGGACAACGAAAGATGCGCGAAGATCGCCGCCTGAAGCGCTGCCGCCGCTGCATAACTCATTTCAGACGCACCTCCCGGGCAAAGCAGGTCAGATACCGCGCTTCGGCATCTCTCTCCGCCACCGCGAGGATCGAGAAGTTCCGGGTACCCTCCCGAAACCGCTGCCCCGCCACCGGTCGCGATGGTGCCGCGAACGGCGCACCTTGCACTGTGATTCGATATGGCACCGAGGTCAGCGTAACCTCTTCCCCCGGCACGTCACGGCCCGATCCGGGCAGCACCTCGGCCCAAAGCTTCCCCCGCTGAACCCAGCTTCGGGTAAACCCGCCTGCCCCGTCCGCCACCCGCTGGATCGCCTCCAACACCAAAAGCCGGTTCAGATTGGGTCCGCTCACGACGCGCCCCCGCCCAGAACACGCACCGTGCGCCAGCGCTCGATCAGCGCGACCACCGTTTGCGGCAGGCCGGCCACCCGCCCTTCTCCTTCATGTCGGCGCTCGTGGAACTCTGCCGCCAGCAGGAATACCGCTTGGGCAAGGTCTGCAGGCACCCCGCCCCAAGTTGCCGAATAGCCTGCGTCGAACCGCACTTCTGCCCGCCCGTCTGACGGCACCCCGGGCAAGAGAACTCCGACGGGAACCACCTTCGGGCGCTGAAAATCCGCGACAAGCCGGTAGGTTGACGCCGCCAGAACCGTCTGTGCCCCCGCCTTGTCGAACAGCGTGATCGACACGATGGCCGTCACCGGCGCCACCGGCAGGGTCTGCTCGCCCGGCCCGCGCCAATCCTCCAGCACAAGCCGGAACCGCCGCGCCAGAAGCACCTTGCCGATCCGTCCCTCGATGGTCGAGATTGCTGCGCGCAGATAACCCTCCACCAAGTTATCTTGCATGCCGTCATCGGAAAACCCGCTGCCAAGCCGCAGGTGATCTTTCATCCCTTGAACGGGCAGTACCGTACCCGGTACTGTCGTCTCTTCGAACAACATCATCATGGCTCTCCGGTAGCTGAAAGGGAAAGGCGCGCGCCGCGTGCCGCTCTGACGGAGGGGATAGAACCCGCCAGCACGAATGCCCCGGCGCGCGCCCAGACTGCGGACCCGCGCCCGCGTCCGGTCGACAGGCGCTGCCTCAGGTCACCGAAATCCGCAGCAGTTTGATCGCGGCAAAGTCGGTGACATCGCCGCCTACACGCTTACTGGCATAGAACAGAACGTTGGGTTTGGCAGAGAACGGGTCGCGCAGGATGCGCAGGTCCGGGCGCTCGGCGATCGTGTAGGCCGACTTGAAATCGCCAAAAGCGATGGCAAAGGCGTTGGCCGCGATATCCGGCATGTCTTCGGCAATCAGCACGCGGTATCCCATCAGCCGCGCAGGCTCGCCCGCCGCCAGACCGTCCGACCACAGGAACCGCCCGTCGGCATCCTTCATCTTGCGCACGGCGCCTGCGGTCTTGGAGTTCATCAGGAACGTGCCATTCGCGCGATAATCCGCCCCCAGCGCATAGACGAGGTTGATGATGCAATCCGCCGCGTTGGTCGTGGCGAAATCCGCCGCTGCCCCCGTCGGTACGTAGCCCAGGTTGCCCCAGGTCCAGCTCGCATTCGCTACCTTGGCAGGCAACAGGATGCCGCGCGGCTTGTCCACGCCATCACCATTGATGAAGGCCGCAGCCTCGGCCCGGATGAACCGTGTCGCGATCTTGCCCGCAAGCCAGCCCTCGACGTCAAAAGCACTGTCGTCCAGCAGACGCTGGCTTGCCTTCGGCATCGCCGACAGCTCATGCAGGCGGATCGAGATCCGCTCCAGCAGTGGCGTTGCAGTTTCGGCCTGCGCGCCGCTTTCCGTCGACCAGCCCGACCCCACTTCGCTGCGATCGATCAGCACATCGAACGATGTCGCATCCACCGTCACGATATTGGCCACGGCCCGGAGGCTCGAGGTCGACGTCAGCATCGAGCGGATCGTATCCGCCGTCTGCGGGTCCACCAGATAGCCGCCGTCCGCCGCAACCGTAGTGGACAGCGCCTTGCCCTCAGGCGCAAGACCACGCAGCCCGTCATCAGCGCCCGTGCGCAGATAGGCGTTGAACGCCTTGGCATGCGGCTGGTCCATCTCGGCACTCGCCGAAAGCGCGGGGCGCCCGTAGGTCATCGTCTTTGCGTTCAGCATGATCAGTCGCTCTTCCTGTTGTTTCAACGCGGTCTTCACTTCGATCTGAAAGCCATTGAAGGCGTTCAGAAATCTCGACATCGCGGATTTCGCTTCCGCGGCCGGTTCCAGGGCCTGGGGATCATCCATCCCGGCCCGAGCCTCTCTCTCGATCATTATCTTCGTCCTCGCTTGGGTCGACAAAAAGGCCTGGGCGCTACCGGCCCTCGGCCAGGCTCTTGCGCGCCTCTTCAAAAATCAGCGCCAGGCAGCGCCAGGTCTCGTCCATGCCGGTATCGGCCTTGGTTTGCACCCGCGCTTCAGTCAGCATCGGGAAAGTCACAAGAGACACCTCCCACAG